AATTGAACGCAACCATTATGTTGGCCGCCTGATAAAACGATTCACGCTCGACATCTGCGAAACCGCCGTCGCCCAACTCCACCTTGACCACATCGGGGTCGAAATTGACTCGTCTCCTATGGGCCACAAACTTCAACGGCGCATTTTCGTTTTGTGCCATCTTACGCACTCGCCAATGCAGCCCCTTGGCCGCCGCCCTGCCCCGATATCATACGCAACACCGACGCCATGTCCCCGCCTGCCTGCTGGAACTCCCGGCCGCCCGGATTCGCCGGCGGAACGCCGGGAAAGCGGATCGTCTGCGGCGGGCTGCCCACGCTGCCCTTTGGCGGAGCGGCCTGGCCGGTGAACATCAGGTACTCGTCGATCCCCTTGATGTTAGAAAGTTCCGCCACCCGCCGCAACAATTTCGGCCAGTTGATCGTCACTCCCTGCTGCGCCAACTGATCCGGGAACGGGAACACCATCGTGTTCATAATGTTCATCAGCAGGTTCAGTTCCTCCTGCGGCGTCCGGGACTGCATCGAGTAAGGGTTTACCTCGATGTTGTAATCTAGGAAATCGCCCTCCATGTCCTCGGGAGTCAGCCTGAGTCGGATGCCCGCGACGGCGCCGGGATTCGGCTTGATGAGCGGCAGGTCGATGCGGGAATCGTGGAACAGCCACCACGTCACGCTGCGGAAAACCCCGCCCAGGAAGCCGTTGACCCGTTTCTGCATCCCCTTCATTCGCTGCGAAGCGTTCTCCGCGTTGAGCCGGTCCTGGCCCAAAGTCTCCGCTTGCGGCCCCAGACCGCCCAAAAGCTGCAAATTCCCCGCACCCTCACTGAAAAGCTGACGGACAAGGCTCTCCATCTGCAACGTGGCCGGATCGGCCCCGTTAAAGCGGAAGTCCTTGATGAGCGACGGATCGTCAACCGTGACGACCTCCATATCGCTCGCACGGGTCAACTTCGCGGCATCAGCGGCGGAACTTCGCCGGGCACCCAGCACTGTTTTCTGGTGTTCAGATTGGCGGGCGACCTTGCGGAACAGTGCCCCGTGCAGCTTGGCCAACTCGAAAAGCGTGGCGATAGGCGACAGCGGTATCGTCGAGCCCGGCAAGAACTCGAATCCCAGTTGGTGATACGGCCCAACCTCCGGGCCTTCCCAGGCGAACGACTCCAGGACCGGCAAACCGGGAACCCCCCGGTCGTCCGGCATCACGAGAATCATCTTCTCGCGGGGCTTCCAAATCTGCCAGATGCCTACGTAGTCGCTGACCCGCTGACCGCCGGCCAGCGTCCGATCGATCGGATCGCCCTTGCCAGCGGTGTCCTGATCGAATTCCCGAAGTTCGACGGCGCTCAGTTTGTCGGCGTGCTTGGGGTAGGTGTCCTGCACCATTTCGAGCACGTCGAACGACCGATCGCCCGCGTACTCCATCACCTCCCAGCTCTTGGCCGAGTAGTCGTGAAGCCAGTCGTCCCGCAGAATATGGTCTACGAAAGGCTGCCCCTCGTTGTGGCGGTAGCCCTGATACCTAAAATCCGCCTCCTTGAGAGCGACCTTCACGACCGCCATGAGCATCAAGGCGTCAAAAATCACAAGCTCCATCGTCGATTCCAGGCCGATTTCGCGCGCGGTGTGATTCGTCGCCAATTCCAGCTTCGACCGCGTGCCCAGCAGCGACGGATCGTCCACCCTGACGAAAGCCGAAGGTAACGACGGAACCAGTGCACGCTTGTAGATGTTGACCAACTGCTCGACGACGTTCACCGGAGTAGAATGAGGGGCTCTAATTTCGGAGTAGTTCCGGCCGACATACACGCGCTGAAACTTGTCGGCTATGGTGCGATGGTCGGCCCATTTGCGGCGGGAGCGGCGCGCCGACTCGATCAGACGGGAGACGTCCTTGCGGTTTTCAGGATCGAAGGGCATTGAGCCGCTTAGCCTCCTCAATTGCCTCTCGGATATATGGCGACGAACAACCCCAAGAGGCAAGAATCATGCCCAACTCCTTCTCGTCGGTCTTCCTGAGCATGTATTGCACCACCTCTATCTTGAATCGCGTCATCCCGCCAGCCATCCTTCCTCGATACGCCGCTCCTGGCTCATCGCCTTGCGATGCTCGACCATGTCATTGTAGAAACAAGGCCAGATGGGTTCAACCGGCGAATCGAGCGTTGGAGTCGGAGCCGAAATCGACGAAGCGCCACGCAACGCCAAAGCCGCCGCCATTACCCGGTCACCGTGGTTGTCGCGAGCACCCGATGCGTCGGTCGCGTTGCCCATCTTGTAGTGCTCGATCTTGCCGCCCGTAAAGTAACGGAAGTCGCGGCATTCCTCGATGCTCTCCCGGCTGGGATCTTCAAAATCCTTGCCCAGCAACCCTACGCCGTAAGCCCGCAAAAGGATCGGCTTACTCTGATTCGTCGTCCAAAAGCCCGGAGAACGCGACTTCTTCTCCTCCGGGCTCAAGTTCGCCACGGAGTAGTAGGGATTCGGGTAATGCAACTGGTCGAGCCGCTTGCCGAAGCTCGGGCCAATCGAGCCGTTGCCCTCCCAGATAATCAAAGCCGGTGCACCCGACCAGTCCTCGAACCAAAGGCCGACCTGATTGGCGATCTCAGCCAGTTCGGTCGGATCCAGCTTGGGTTCGGCCAGTTCCCCGACGATCTTGCGCTCACGGCAATCGAAGACCCGAAGGCAGGAATTCGAGGCGCCCGTGCCCGCCGAAATGTCCACCCCTATCACGTAACAGCGATCCAGAGGCGGAGATTTCGAGGCCCGGTCGGCCAGCCACAAGTTCAACTTGCCGCGCGACCCATTGTCGCTGCGGTAATGCTCGAACGACCTGGGCGGAGACGTACGCTCCAGCAGCGCCTTGATCTCCGAAGGCGAAAAGAAAGGATCGCCGGAGCCCACGAAGTCGCAATCATGCTCCTGGGCCATGAGCGACCGCATTCCCACCCGTCGTTCCTCAGCGTCGTACCAGACGCTACGCAACAGCCCATCATCGATGAACGGGTAGTTCTCCGGATGGCGATGCTTGTCCAGCAGCTCCACGCGCCCTTCCACGCTGCGGTATAGCCCGACACGCTTGGCGGGCATGTTCTCCCACCGGAAGTCGATACGCTCGATCTCGGCCTCGGTCACCACCTTATGGAAAGCGTTGCCCATGCCGTTGGTGGTGCTCACGAACCAGCAACAGAAACTAGCCCCCGTAGCAGAACGCAACGCCTCGAAACCGTCTTTGAAATCGAAGAAACCGAACTCGTCCAGCATGATCGCCGTAGGACGCCCCCCACGCGCCAGATCCCCCGTCGTGGATTGCCCGTTGATGATCGAATCGGTCTGCGGGAAATACATCTTCATCTCGACGCGATCGTTGATCCGCAGTCTGGGACGCAGCCAACCCGGCAAACGCTCTATCACGAAGTCCAGCTTCGGCATCAGCGCGTTGGGATCCTTGGGCTTGTCCACCAGGGCGGCGGTACGGCTCACCAGCAGGAACGACTGGCTGCGAAAAAACATACAACGCCACAACATGAACAACAGCGCAATCCAACTGGCACCCATACCCCGCGACTTCAGCCAGACCAGATCGGTCTTGCCGATGTGCTCCGTTCTGCCCGCCCGCGCCAGACTCGAAGCCATACGCTCGATCGCATGTTCCTGGAAGGGATAGGTGATGAACTCCCGCTCGGGATAGTTCGGATGCCACATCGGGTTCGACGTCCAGCAGAAAGTATTGATGAAAAAGAGCGGATCTTTCCTGCACATGCCGATCAACGCCGCAGCGGACTCGGGCGACTCGTACCCCTTGGACTTCTGGGCAATGCGGTACTCGCCGTTGGCCGTTATGCCGCGAGGAACCAGAGAGGAATACTTGCCGGTGAGGCTCATTGCCTAAGCCGCCTCCCACCCTTCGTGTGCAGACACGGCCTCCATCTTCTCCCAGTCCCAAATAATGAGTCGCATGTTGCAATCGCCCAGTCCGTACCCGGCATGCGCGGCTGCGTCATTCCTCGTATCAAAATCCTGGCCGCACCATGCCCCATCGAGGCAGTAGAACAACGTGACGCCCTTGCCATTGGAGTCATCACACCAGCACCTCTTCTTCAATCACGCTGCCCTCCGCCTGCTCCTCACGGATCCGATTGACCATCGCCTCGATCTGACCGTCGTCGGCCTCCGCCCAACCCTCAGACTCGCCCCTCGTCGCCTTCAACAGCAACTTCGCATGGTACGTCTGCAAGAACCACCGTGGATCCTGCTTGGCCAGCTTCATCAAACCCACCGCACCCGACGAAGGAACCGAATCGGGATCGATCCGATCCCAGGGAATGACCAGATACCGGTAAACCCACTCAGTATCCTCAACGACGCCACCGGACTTGGGGTCCGTGGCCAGGGCCGCATCCAACAAGCTGGAATCAAGCTCCTCCAAAGGTTCGCCATCCTCTTCGAGATCGGAAGCCGCCAACTTCGGCCGGGGTGGCGCCTTGGGGCGGGGCTGGGGGCGTGGACGTGCCGGACGACCGGTGATCGTCACCGCCGGCGCCCTGCCGTAACGGTCCATGATCCACTCCCACGAAAGACCACGCCGCTTAAACTGATTCCAGTCGGGATTCTCCTTGGCCAGACGGGCCATCTCCTCCCTACGCTGACGGTCCGCCAAAAACCAACGACCGTCAGCCTTCAGCCGCTCTTGGAATTCGACGATATCCTTGCGTTGGTAGGCCATTCAGGAGTCCTTCAGGCCAGTCGCGGGGCCGCTCAGCTTGAACGTCGGAGCAAGGGCCGGATCGTCCACTCGGCAACAGCCCGCTGCGTGTAGGTCATGCCGAAACACCGGCTCCACAACGTGGTAGTCCGGCTCCGGCCCCCACACGATCCCCTTGCCGGAGCAGGCGTGGCATTCATGCCCTGTGACGCTGTCCGCCCATTCCGTCACGTCGCCAGGCATACCCGGCGGCCTCGACATTACGCCTGTCCCACTGCAAATCGGACACGGCCAGGGCTGGGTCATCACTCACTCCCCAAAAGCGGCCGGCGGACCGACTCATGACTCCGACCCGCCGGCCAGTGGAAACGAACAACCAAACTCTAGACGCACAGGGCGGAAGCGGCAAACGGCGTTCTCCCATCGCACACTACCAAAACCGCAGAATGAGGCAACACCAAAAATGCGAGGCTCGACGAGCGGGATAAGTACCGTACTGGGACGCGCGCGGGGGCGGGGGGTGGATTCGTTTCTCAGGGCCGGGAAAGCATTCTTTTTCCCCCGCAACGGTCCAATGCAACATAACGTATCTTATGGGACCTCAATACCCGCTCTCATGGCCCTAGAATGCGGGTACAAACGACATGTAAACAGCCCACAAACGAGCGCAGGGGACATCGGCGCCTTAAGCCCAACCTGACCAGGTCGCGGCCGGCGGCGCGTAGTAACCTCCACCCTCCGGCCGGCCTGTTTCTCTTCTTCTTTCCTGGCTTCTCCGTCGTCTGGTTTGGCTATCCACGTTTTATCTACCCGTTATGCTTTGGTGTGCATAACGGTTTCACCTGTCTTTCTGCCCTTTTCCGTTGCCTTTGCGTAGTCGAGCGTTAGTGCTCTAGTGCATTGAAACGCAATCCGAATATTCTCCGGGAATTCTGCTTTGGTTGGCCTGGTTTGGTCATATCGGGTCGTTTTCGTCGTTTTCCAAACCGTCCCTCCTGCAGGGACGCTTTGGCCGTTTGGTTGCCGAAAAGCGTCCCTCTAGTAGGGACGGTTTTGTATGGTTTGGCCTGAAACCGTCCCTCTAGTAGGGACGGTTTTCAGCCTCTCAGGGCATGTTTGTGGCTTTTCGG